ACCGTCACAGTATTTTTCCTGACCGGTGATGTGGCGGTAACGAACTTAGGGTATATCGTGGCTGACTATTTGGAGGTGACCGAAGGTGGCTAAGTATATAGTCCCGCCAAAGAAGATGAGCCGTGAAGTGATTATAAAGTGCTATAAGTGCGGCGCACTGTACGTCCCGGAAGGAATGCAAAAAAGCATTTTGAGAAGCACAAACTATGAGGATTGCCCGGTATGCGGCTATTCGCATAATTCCAACGGGAACCGGATTCCGTTATGGAAATATAACCTGATTAAATACTTCCGGGAAAAGACCGGGAAAAAGGAAGAAATGGGAGGACAGACAGATGAAGGTATATGAGTTAAAAGATATGTTGGATCGTGTCATTGATTCTGATGCGGAAGTGCGAACCGGACAGGAAGACTATAACTTTTTCGATGGGGAAACGGTAACCGGCATAAGCATCATTCACAACATGGTGGACGGGAGAAACGAATGCAGGGTGTTTATTGTCGGTGATGCGTCAAAGACCAAACACGATTAACGGAGGATATATAGATGAAGCAATACAGACTTGACGTTACCGTGCCGGTGCTTGGCACGGATTACCGGGTAAAGATCATGAGTGATGAGGAAGATCCCCGGCTGAAAGAGTGTGACGGATTCACGGATAAAACGTCCCATTTTATAGCCGTTGGTGAGATTCCGGACACGGGCAACCTTGATTACCCGGCTGAATTCATTAAGAAGATCATACGGCATGAACTGATTCACGCTTTCATGTTTGAAAGCGGCCTTGCGGAGAACTGGAAGCATGACGAATTCGGGCAGGAAGAATTGACCGTGGATTGGTTCGCCATTCAGATGCCTAAGATTCAGACCGCAGTAGATATCGTAATGAAAGAATTGAAAGAGGTGACCCCGGATGCTTGACCTGACCATGATCAGAAAAGGGCTTTATGAGGCGAAATGCCTGCTTGAAGACCGTGTGCCTGCCCGTTACAGGGGCTATGCCCTCAACGCGGTGGAAGGTGCTATGGACGTTCTGAATTCCAACATGAACTTTGTGTGGCATGAATTCCGGAAAGATTCCATGCCGGTTCCCGGCAATCCGCTGATCATTTGGCTTGACTATCAGCATTGCGGATTCCCCGTGGTCGCAAGGTACATGGACGGACGGGTGCAGTTTTACAATCACGGCGGTTTGGTAGATTGGCAGGTGACTCCCAATAAGGGAGAATTCGCCCGTGCGTTATGGGCGTACATCCCGATACCCGCAGGCGAAGATCCGCAGGAGGATCCTGCCGCGTGTAGCTTTCCCGGCACAGCTGACGATCACGCGGCAGGCGCGGATCTGAACGGAGGTGATGCCCGGTGACCGTGATTCAGTGCAATAAGTGCGGAAACTTGATTCCCGTTAATCATTCGGAAACGCAACGGATTCTCTACAAGATTCACGGGTTGGAAGACAAGCTGACCGGATGCCGAACCCGTGAACGGCTTGCCCTGATTCAGAAGATCAGTACCCTCCGGACAGTTTACCGGCAGACGGTACATACCCTCAACGAACTGGAACGGATTACGGCAGAAACGCCGGTTCTGTACGCGGATTTGCGGAAGTACGTGCTTGACAACGGGTTGATGAGTGAAGCCGAAATAAACCGGCTTACGGCCCAAAGTAAACAGGCGGTACATGAAAAACAAGTCAGGTATGAGGACGAACTAAAACGTTTGTCCTCAGAACTTAGAAAGATATAAGGGTGGTACGGTCAGATGAAGTATGACAGGAAGCTTACGATCACGGTTGGAAACAGCCGCAGATCTATGAATTGGGTAAGACAGCAGACAACGGTTGCGGAATTCTATGCCCGGATGGGACAGGTGATCCGTGGAAAGGAAACCGTTGCAGAATACTTCCGCATGAATAAAACCGATCAGGATAACCTTAAAGACGTGGCAGGCGGCTATGTCGGCGGTACGATCAACGGCCCCCGGCGCAAGGTGAAGAACGTTACCGGACGGTCACTGATCACGCTTGATTTTGATAATATCCCCGCGTTTGGCGTAGACAATATCATAGCAAAGCTTGACCTGTGCGGATTCAGCTATTGCGTCTACTCTACCCGGAAGCATACCCCGAACGCGCCCCGTTTACGGGTGCTGATCGTCACTGACCGGGATATGACGATTGACGAATATGAGCCGGTGGCCCGTAGGGTGGCTGAATATATCGGTATTGACAAGGCAGACCCGACAACCTTTGAACTGCACAGGCTGTTTTACTACCCGACAGCCTGTGCGGATGGGGAATTCGTTTACAAGGTGAAGGATGCCCCGTTTGCAAAGGTGGATAAACTGCTTTCTTCCTATAAAGATTGGCATGACGTGACCGAATGGCCGCAGGTTCCCGGATGCTTCAACTATAAAAAGCTTGCTACCCGACAGGGTGACCCGGAAGAAAAGCCCGGTATCGTAGGGGCCTTTTGCCGGGTATATGACATTTACCGGGCTATGGATGAACTGATTCCGGGCGTTTACTCCCCCGTAGATAACGCGGAAGACCGGTACACGTATCTGAACGGTTCTACTGCCGGTGGTGCGGTGGTATATGAACACGGGAAATTCCTGTACTCCCATCACGCTACAGACCCATGCTCCGGAAAGCTTGTCAACGCCTTTGACCTTGTACGCTTACACAAATTCGGGGATTTGGACGATGATACCGACCCGGCTATCACGCCGGTTAACCGGATGCCATCTTTCAAGCAGATGTGCCAATACGCCAACGGGCTTGATGATGTGGCCGCGCTGATCATTAAGGAACGGATGCAGACAGCCGCAGATGATTTCAAGGATTTGCCGGGTGTCGGGTTTGATACCAGTTTGGCCGGTGCGAATGTCGCGCAGAACGCGACAACGGATCCGGGGGACGGGGCTACACAGGCGGCGGTGGACGCGGCTTGCGCGGATCCGGATAGCGGGACGGGATCGGATGGACAGGTGGCAGGCGGTTTGGCTGATGATATCAACTGGATGCTGAAGCTTGACCGTGACCGGAACAACAAGATCCTCAACACGATGGATAATATCCTGCTGATCATGGAGAATGACCCGAACTTGAAATCCCGTTTCGCACTGAATGAATTCTCAGGGCGCGGGGAGGTGCTTGCGGCCCTCCCGTGGGCGCGTGATTACCGTGGGCGCAGGATGTGGTCAGACACGGATTCCAACGGCCTGTATTGGTATTTGGAGAAGGTTTATCAGATCAACGGACGCGGGAACATAGATTCCGCGCTTGATATCCATGCAAGCACACACAGCTTCAATGACGTTACAAACTTCCTTGACGGGCTGAAGTGGGATGGTACTGCCCGGTTGGATACCCTGTTCCATGACTACCTTGGTGCGGAAGATTCAGAATATGTCCGGGCGGTATGCCGTAAAACGTTCTGCGGGGCCGTGGCAAGGGCATACAGGCCGGGGTGCAAGTTTGACACGATGCTGATTCTTTGCGGCCCTCAGGGGATCGGTAAAAGTACGCTGATCGACAAGATGAGCAAAGGTTGGTACAACGATTCCATTCGCACGTTTGAGGGTAAGGATGCCTCAGAACTGTTGCAGGGTGTTTGGTTGGTGGAGGTGGCCGAACTGGACGCATTCAGACGGACGGACGTTGCCTGCATTAAGCAATTCCTTTCCCTGAGGGTTGACCGGTACAGGGCCGCGTATGGGCGCAACGTGAAGGAATATCCCCGCAGGTGTATCTTCTTTGGTACGTGCAATCAGATGGAATTCCTTCAAGACACTACCGGCAATCGGAGGTTTTGGCCCGTTGATGTCGGTGTAGCTTTTTCGCCGCAAACGCGCAGATCCGTTTTCAAAGATCTGACCGATGATGTGATCACACAGATTTGGGCTGAAGCAAAAATCCGGTATCAGATGGGTGAGGAACTTTTCCTGTCCGGTGACCTTGACGCAATCGCGCAGAAAGCACAGGAGGAACACAGGGAAAGCGCGGCGCAGGAAGGAATGATCATTGACTTCCTTGACAGGCCGATTCCCTCAGATTGGATAACATGGCCCATTGCACGGAGGCGCGATTATTGGGCCGGTGCGGTGAAAAAGGATGATTTGACGCTTATTCCCCGTGACAGGGTGTGCGCGATAGAGGTTTGGACGGAACTGTTCAATAAAAACCCGGCAGACGTGAAGAAGGTTGAATCGGCTATGGTGAACGCGATTATCGGCAGACAGCCCGATTGGAAACGGTCTACGGTGCGTTGCGGCCCGTATGGGGACAATCCGATCAAAGGATTTATCCGGGTACATAAGAAAGGCTGAAAGGGGCGTTTATGATGATAGAACTATTCGCAGAACAGATCAAATCACGGCTTGAAATCGTTCCGGACGGGAACGTGTTCGTGATGTTTTCCCCGTCAGGGGCGCGGAAATTGGCGGCTGAAATTGATGCTTTATTGGATGAAAAACAATCCAAAATTATCCTGTCAAAAGCGGTTGATTCTGACATAGTTTTCCGCCCGGAAAGGGATGGAAAAGTGCGGCGGTAACGGATTGTTTTTTGACCGGCAAGGTTGTAACCAAAGGGCCAAAAATCGGTTACAACGCCGGTTACAAGTCTACAAACGTGTAGTAATCTGTAGACGATTGTAACCGCGAATGTCTACAACGGAAACCGTTGAAAAATAAGGTTTTTTAGGGTGTTTGTAGACTTGTAACCGGAATTTTATAAAAACTCTGAATGAGTGTAGTTAGGGAGAAAAAATCACGCCTGACGCGCCTAATCACACGCATATAGGTAATATAGGAATTTTCCGGTTACAAGTCTACAAGCAAATTTTCGGTAAAATTTGGCAGTTTGAAAGGGGCGCAAAAATGATGCTTGAAAGTACGTTGGAAAAGAGGCTGAAAAGGGAGGTAGAAAAGTCCGTTTTAGGGGCGGTTTGCATGAAGTGGGTTTGCCCCGGTTACAGTGGTGTGCCTGACCGGATTATCCTGTTGCCCGGTGGCAAGATCGTGTTCGTGGAGTTGAAAGCCCCCGGTAAGCATGAACGGGTGCGGCAGGAATATGTGCATACCCGGTTGCGGAAGTTGGGCTTTATCGTCTTTTCATCGGTGGATTCCGCGAAGAAGATTGACGCGATAGTACGGTATTGCAAGTCTGTATCGGACGGGTGCAGTCATGAGTGGGAAAGCGTAGGCGTGGAACAGACCCCGGATAACGTGTACATGGTTTGTAGATGCAAGAAGTGCAAAGTGGAAAAGAAGGTGGGGTATTTCGATGTACTCAAGTGCTGATGAACTTGTCCTGCATGACTATCAGCGTTATTGCGTGGATCAGATTTTGAGTAAGCCGAAGATCGGCCTGATGCTTGATATGGGCTTGGGTAAAACGGCTATCACGTTAATGGCGTTGAAGGAAATGAAGTGGTATCGGTGGTTAATATGCAGGGTTTTAATCATTGCTCCGAAAAAGGTTGCGGAAGCAACGTGGCAGACCGAAGTGCGAAAGTGGCGCAATTTCAACGGATTGAGGGTTTCAACCGTTTTAGGCACGGAGAAACAACGCATTGAAGCCTTGCATAAAGATGCGGATATTTGGATAATTAACCGTGATAACGTGGCGTGGTTGGTGGAGTATTACAAGAACGATTGGCCGTTTGATTGCGTGGTGCTTGATGAGTCAAGCAGTTTCAAAAATCACAGGGCGGTACGCTTCCGGGCCTTGAAAGCTGTCCTGCCTAAAATCAGCCGGTTGATTGAACTAACCGGTACTCCCGCCCCGCATGGCCTTGAAGATCTATGGGCGCAGGTTTACTTGCTTGACGGTGGGGCTAGATTGGGCCGAACGATCAGCGTTTATCGTGATATGTACTTTGTCCCGGATAAGCGAAACGCGGCGCAGATTTGGTCTTATAAGCCGCGTGAGGGTGCGTCTGAGGTGATATACGATTCCATATCGGATATCTGTATCAGCATGAAAGCCAAAGACTACCTGAGTGTTCCTGACAGTATTTCCGAAACAATTCCGGTGGTACTGGACAAGAAAGCGCAGGCGGCATACGCCCAACTTGAGTGTGTAGCGCTGTTGGCCGTGGCCCCGGATGAGGTGATCACGGCAGGATCGGCGGCAGTGCTGACCGGGAAACTTTTGCAGTTGTGCAACGGTGCAGTGTATGACGAAAACGGAGATTGGCATGAAATCCATGATTGCAAGATTGACGCATTCCTTGAAACGGTTGAACAGTTAAACGGACAGCATACGATTGTGTATTACAATTTTAAGCATGATTTGGCGCGTTTACAGGCGGCATTGGCAAAGCATTTCCCGAATCTGAAGGTTAAGGCGTACAGTGGCGCAGACGATCAGGAAGCATGGAATAACGGGCAGATAGATGTGTTGTTAGCCCATCCCGCAAGTTGCGGTTACGGGTTGAACTTGCAGAAGGGTGGCCATCACATTATTTGGTTTGGCCTAACCTATGCGCTTGAACAGTATCAGCAGGCGAATGCACGTTTACACAGACAGGGACAGACAGAACCGGTTATAATTCATCATTTGGTGGTACAGGGTGGAATGGATGAAGCGGTTATGAGCGCATTGCAACGGAAGGATGATACGCAGGAGTATTTACTGAATGCGCTGAAGGTGCGCATTGATGAGATCAGGGCCGGGAGGGATGCGGTTTGACTATCAAAGAATTGTCCGGGTTGTACTTTCTCAAGAAAGAGATTGAACTTTTGCAGGATCAGCTTGCGAAAGTCAAAGCGGATATTGACGTTTGCAAGCGGCAGTTGACAGAGATTCGCCGGGAGGCGCATTCGGGCGGTGTTGGTTCTCCGGTGATATCGGATATGCCGAAAGGCCCTCAAAGCACGGAAAGCATGACAGAACGGGCGGCGGTGCGCATTGTACAGGCTGAAGAACGCTTGCAAAAGAAGCTGAAGGATTATCGGGAGATTGAACGGACGATCAGCAAAAGGCAAGCCCAAAGCGTTGAAAAGCGGCTGAAGCTTGAACAGTATATTGACACGGTGGAAGATGATTCTATCCGGGCGGCTATGTCCTGCCGGTTTGTCAGCGGCTTTTCGTGGAATGAAGTTGCGGCGGCAATGGGCGGCAAGATCAAAGGCGAAAGTATCAGACGGGCGGTTAACCGGTACGTGGATGAGCATTGACCGAAAAAAAAAGTGCGTTTGTCACGGTTTGTCACGCTTGACAAGGTGGAGTAGTCTAAATATAATAGACTCGCAAAGATAGACCCATGCCGAGCGTTCAAAAAACGTAGACGGATTCCACACCTCCTTGCCGTTCAAATCGGCATGGGTGTGCGGCTCATATCTTTGTAGAGGCTGAATGACAAGTGCAGGGGCTTGTTATTCGGCCTTTTTCATGCGCACACGCAGGAAGGAAGGGGAAACGGTGCAAGGCGCAGACACGTACAAAAAGGGCCGAAACTATGAGAACTTGAACAAGGGCATTTTTGAAGGTGACGGGTATTTCGATATCCCGGCCCTGATGCCCGTCAGCCCGGAAGACGTGAACGTGGAGAACTGGATTAGTTTCAACTATGCAAAGACGTGTGATGAACCGGAGATTCACGGCGTACACTTCTTTGTAGACGATTATCAGTTTCAGCGGTTATGGGCCATGCCTGATACGTACCTGCCTATGATGCGGAGATTTCCGGTGGTTATGTCCCCGGATTTCAGCACGTACACAGACTTCCCCAAAGCGATACAGATATACAACCATTACCGGAAACATTGGTTGGCCGCGTATTGGCAATATAACGGCATTATTGTAGTGCCGACAATCAGTTGGTCGGATGAAGCGTCATTCGATTGGTGTTTTGACGGTGAGCCGCTATATAGCGTGGTTGCGATCAGCGCGGTAGGTTCACAGAACAGCGAGGAAACAAGCCGGTTATTCATGCGCGGCTATGAAGAAATGCTGAAACGGTTACGGCCCACAAAGATTATCTTTTACGGCAAGGTTCCGGATGAGTGCATGAGTGACAAGGTAATAACGATCAGGGCGTTTCAAGATGCCCTAAAACAGCGCAGGAAGGAGGGGTTAGCCGATGGGCGGTAGAGGATCACGAAGCCATACAAGCGGCGGTACAATCCCGGCAGGATCATTCGTGTTTCAAGGCAATGGCCCACAGCAGACCACAGCCCCCATTCAGCAGATTGACCCGAATCAGATTCAGCCCACAACGCAGATGGCGCAACAGGCGAACGCGGCCACATTCAGTGATACGGATTCGGCCCCGTTCCATGACCTGTACGGTGGGCGGCAGTATTTCCAATCTCAGGCGTTTGATATTGACGCACAAATGGCGTTGGTATCCATGCTTGACCCGAACCCCGAACCCGGTTCCATGTATTCCCCGTCACAGAACTTGAACACGGCCCTTGCGAACGGTTCACGGCTGACCGCGCAACAGCAGTATGTTCATGACGTGTTGATAGACAATATGCACAATTTGGGGTACAATCTTAATTTGCAACGGTATGACCATGAAACCTTTATCAATGGCCTGTTGCGGCAAGCCGGTGTCCATTCGGATTATAGCCGCATGACCGATGCGCAGTTGAAAAAGGCGTTGGTAGGCACGTCCTATACGGAAAACCGGTTCCTGTCAACGTCCTACAATGACTTTAGGGATGCCTCAAACCCGTCCGCGTTTAAGTCACGGGCGGTACGGATCGAATACAGGGCCAAAGCCGCGACACAGGCCCTTATGCCCGGAAACGGCCCCGGTGGGCGGTTGGGTGAAATCCTGTTAAAGCCCGGTCAGAGTTACCGGGTGGCCGATGTGTATTACAACGGGAATTCAGCCCGTCAAAAGGGTACACAGAGTTACGGGCTTCAGCAGGTGACGATTGTGGTTGAAGTCGGATAAGGGAGGAAAAGAGCATGGCTAAAAGAGACAGCACGGGCATTAACCCCCGCGAGAACAAACAGGGCATTGACCGGTTTACGTCCAACGGGTACGGTGTGAAGCTGAACCCGCTGACCGCAGAACAGAAAAAGGGTATTGCACAGCTTAACCGGGAGTTAAGCGGCAAAGCCCCGGCGAAGAAACCGGCCCCGAAAAAGAAGTAAGGGAGGGCTAGCCGATGGGCGGTAGAGGAAGCAGATCTTCATTTGCAGGCAGATCTACCAGTACCGGCACGGTGTTTCGGCAGTTGGTAGGTAACGCACAGCAGATGCAACCCCAAGTACAGGCGCAGATGCCCCCGCAACAGCAGGTGCAGAATCAGCCGCCTACACAGAACAACACGCCGGTTCAGCCGGGTGCGCTGACCGCGCTTTCTCAGATGAGTGATGATCAGTTGGCTCAGTTGGCTCAGTTGGCGAAAACCACACAGCTTCCAAACCATCTGAATGACGTGGACGATCTGACACAGAAATTCGTATATACGGCAGGATTGAATGCGCGGCCAACCGTTATGGATCAGGCCGCGTTTAATCAATTCATGGCCGACAATCATATTCCCCGTAGTCAGATCCTTTCCCGGTCTGTCAGCGGCGCAACGTACCGCGTTGGAAACACGCAGTACAATCTTTCGCCACAGCAGGTTATTCAGATGTTCACACAAAGCCGCCTGACCTATTCGGGCGGTAAAGTCGGTGGTCAGGCGTTGGGCGGTGGCACGTATTTTGATATGAACGGTGGAGGAAATACCGGTTATGGCGGCACAACCATGACGGGTGTTCTGAACCCGGCCACAGCACGGGTGATCACAACGTCCGATTTGGCGCGTAAGGCGCAGGCGTTTGCGGCTTCCCATCCTAAGTTTGCACGGGCCGTTGGCGCGTACTCAGGCGGCACATTCGGCAGTAAGAACAATAACGCGTCCATTTACGCGCTTGCAATGGGGTACAACGTCATTCAGCGCGGCAGTTACCACAACGTTATTGATCGTTCAGCCGTTGTGATAATGCAGTAATGGAGGGAAAGACAGTGGCTTACAAAGAAGTAAAGCTTGAGAAAGGCGGCGGCAAGGCGTTGTACGATGCCCTGACCGATTCCAACGCGGCTACCCTCAACATGAGGAAAGCGGCGGCAAAGAAAACTCCGCAGACCCCGGCGAAGAAACCGGCCCCGAAAAAGAAATAACCACAGAACACAACGCGCCACAAGGCCCACAAGCCTTGTGGCGTAATTCGTATTGGAGGTGAAGCGGCATGGCCGAAAAGACCCCCGAAGCGGCCCCGGTCAAAAAGCCAAGGCCGCAGAATAAACACTTGAAGCCGTTAGGATCCGGGAAGCTGACCCCGGAGGAAGAACACGCCATCCGGTCAAAGGGTGGTAAGGCTTCATGTGAAAAACGTTGGCACGGTGAAACCTTCCCCATCGGGCAGGTGCTTGCAAAGATGATGGAAAAGGGCATGAAGCCCGGAACCGTGACCGGCATTGAAGAAGTTGAGTCCATCGCAGACCTTGACCGGCTGAACCCAAGCGGCAAAGCGTACATCGGCCTTGCGGAACTGAAGCGGTATCTTGCCACAGGTGACAAGGAAAGCCGCGACTTCATTTGGCGCAAGGTGGAGGAATACGAACAGCAACAGAGGGTTGAGGAAATCGCGCAGAGGCTAGCCGATAATGGTGTATGCGTGGACGCGGATAAACTTGCCCTTCTGAATGCCCTTCAGAAACAAGGCACAGACAGGATGTTGCTGATTGCGATTGCGGCGGCATTGGGTTTGGAAATGCCTGACCTGACCGGGGACAAGAAGAAGGATGAAGACAACTCCCCCGGTGGGGTGCATATCCACCTGACACGCGGGGAGAAACCCGCAGGGGAAGGGGCGAAAGCTACACACGTCACGGTGGGCGTGGATCCGGATGCGGGTGATGAGGCATGATGGAAGATATCTACCTTGAGGATCTGATTGCTGAAAACTATGACGCGGTATTGTACGATATCCTTGATCATGAACACTCACAGTACATTTTCAAGGGTGGCCGTGGTTCGCTGAAGTCCTCTTTTATCGGATTCGCCATTATCCTGCTGATGATTCAGCCCGGATATGAGAATGTCCATGCGGTTGTCTTCCGTAAAACGGCTAAAACCCTCCGTGATTCCGTCTATGCTCAGATGCTTTTTGCCATTGACAAGATGGGCTTGACGGATGAGTTTGAATGCCGCGTAAGTCCTATGAAGATCGTCCGGAAGCAGACCGGGCAGACAATCCTTTTCCGTGGTTTGGACGATGCCGGGAAGATCAAGTCAATCAAGCTTCCGTTTGGCTATATCGGCATAACGTGGTTTGAAGAAGCTGACACATTCTCCGGAATGCGGGAAATCCGCAACGTCTTACAATCCTGCCGCCGTGGTGGTGACACGCATTGGTCATTCATGAGTTTTAACCCTCCGGAAACACGGGCCAACTTCATGAATGAAGAAGTGATGATTCCACAGCCTGACCGGGTTGTTCATTCGTCAACTTACCTGACCGTTCCCGTGGAGTGGTTAGGTAAACAATTTATTGACGATGCCGAACAGCTAAAGGAAATCAATCCCAAAGCCTATGAGCATGAGTATTTGGGCGAGGTGACCGGTACAGGCGGCGAGGTGTTTGATAATCTCCGCATTGAGGAAATCAGTGATGAGACTATCAGCCATTTCGACAACATCTACATGGGAATAGATTGGGGTTGGTATCCTGACCCGTTCCAGTGGGTGAAAATGCACTATGATTCGGCCCGGTTGACCCTGTACATTTACGATTCGTACAGAACCACAAAGAAATCCAACCGGGAAACGTGGGAAATCCTTCAGACGGACAAAGGCGTAACGGACACAGACCTGATCACGGCAGACAGCGCGGAACCAAAGTCCGTGAGTGACTACCGGGAATACGGTTCGTTATGCCGTGGGGCCATTAAAGGCCCTGATTCCGTCCGGTACGGTATCAAATGGCTTCAATCCCTCCGCGCCATCGTTATTGACCCGGTAAGATGTCCGGACGTGGCGCAGGAGTTTGAACATTATGAGTATGAAAAAGACGCGGACGGGAACGTGGTAAGCGGCTATCCGGATGCGAACAACCACAGTATTGACGCTACCCGGTACGCAATGGAACGCGTTTACAAGCGCAAAGGACAGTGAGGTGCGCAGGATGATCAATATTTTTCAGTTGATAAGGCAGGTGATAAACAGAATGTTCCCGGCGAAAAGCATTGAACAGGTTGAACGGATTGACAGCCCGTTGACCTCAGAAATGGTAACAGCCCTTGAAACATGGGGGGATATGTACACCGGAAAGGCCCCGTGGCTGAAGGAAGGAACAGTGAAGTCCCTTAACCTGCCTGCCCTCATTGCCTCAGAAATAGCCCGTCAGGTGGTCATGGAAGCTAAGTGGAATATCACAGGCGGTACGGACGATAAAAGCGGGGAAGACCTTCAGAACCCCCGCAGTGAATATCTCCGGGATGAATTCAAGAAACTGATGGATGATTTGCGGCTCAAGCTTGAACAGGGATGCGCCGCAGGCGGTATGACGATCAAACCGTATCCGAAAGACGGGCATTTGTTCTTTGATTGGACAATGGATTGGTCATTGTACCCTATCAGCTTCACGAATGACCATCGGCTGAAGGACGTTATTTTCCGTGATTCTTTCCAAGATGGAAAGGTGACCTATTCCCGGCTTGAACGGCATACACTGCTTCCGGAGGGGATCAGGATTACACAACGGGCTTTCAAATCCTTGAACCGTGAAACCATCGGCTCAGAAATCCCGCTGTCAGACGTAGAAATGTGGAAAGACCTTCAACCCGAAGTCATTGTAAAAGACACGGAAGGACAGCTTTTCGGGTGGTTCCGGGTGGCAACGGCCAATAACGTTGACGTTGACGGGCCGATGGGTATAAGCGTCTTTCACAAGGCCACAGACGTGATCAAGGAAGCAGACTTCCAATGGTCGCGGCTGTTGTGGGAGTTTGAAGGATCAGAACTCGCCATTGACGTTGACCCTACAGTATTGCGGCCTAAGAAGGATGGAAACGGTGGCACGGTTGTCCCCCATCTGAATGAACGGCTTTTCCGTGGCGTGGATTTGGGCGAGGATGCGTCATACCATGTATTCAATCCGACAATCCGGGAAGCTTCCCTGATCAACGGGCTGAACAATATGCTGATGCGCATTGAAGATCTTTGCGGCCTTGCCCGTGGTACGTTGTCCGAAGTCAATTCAGAGGCCCGGACAGCCACAGAATTGAAGATTGTACGCAACAGGACGTATGCGACTATTGCAGACAATCAGAAAGCCCTTGAACAGTGTTTACGTGACGTTATCCGGGCAATGGATAAGTTTGCGACACTGTACGGCCTTGCCCCCGAAGGGGATTATGAGGTGTCCTTTGAATGGGACGATAGTATTGTGACCGATACCGCAGAGCAGTTGGGCGAAAGGCTTCAGTTGCTTTCGTTGGGGATCGTGAGCAAAGCTGAAGTCCGTGAATGGTACTTTGGCGAGACAAAGGCCCAAGCGGAAACGGCTATCTCAACCATTCAACAGGAATTGCTTCAGCAGAACATGGAAATGTTGCTGATGCAAGGGGATATCAATAGTCAGCCGCCCAAGGTGTAAAGGGGTGACGTTCGATGCTATCTGACGCGGATCTGACGCTGTTGTTAGGCCGTGTACAGAACCGGCTTGATAGCGTCAACAGGCTATATATCCGGAAGATTGCAAGCCAAATTGCGCGGATTGGCGAATTGAGCCAATCCAATATCAATCGGCTTACGATAATGGCTGAAATGATGCAGGACGTTAATGAAATCACGCTTGCGCTTCAGCAGGCTACCGGCCTTAATACGGTGGATATTCAAAACGTGTACACAAAAGCAATCGCGGCGGTGTACACGGATCCGCGCTTTACGGCGGCGTTTAAGGCCGGGGCTACCATTCCCCCGATAACCCGTGAGCGTGTGCGCACGATGGTGCAGAACATCAGTACGCAAACGGCTCAGACGATGCAAAACCTGTCCAATACTACTGTAATAGCTGAACCCTACCGGGATGCCATAGACCGGGCGATACTCGCAACG